CCATATTAGCGGAGTGGAGATTAACTAATGCCATTTCAACAATACCCTTCCAAACTTGGCATACCATCAGGTAATACTGCTGGTCGCCCATCTAGTCCTATCATTGGTGATACTTATTACAATGGTCAACTAGAAATTCTTGAAATTTACAATGGAACTACTTGGGTTGCAGTATCTGCACCCCCATCTACTCCACAGATTGTTTCAGTAACTGATGCTTCTACTGGAGATGCCTATACATCTACCGCTGGAAAACTTGCAGTAGTTATGCAAGCAGGTAGCGGTGGCAGTACTCCATCTCAGTACAATGTGTTTACTACTAGCGGTGGACATAGTGCATCAAGTTCATCTACAACAGTAACACTTACTGGTTTGACTCCAGGAACTGCTTATACTGTTTATGGTAATGGTCAAAATAACTTTGGTACAACTGTTAATACACCAAATGCAGCAGCGGTAACTCCAACAACATTGCCACAAGTTCCAACTATTGGTACTGCAACAGCATCAACTTCTGCTAACGAAGTAACAGTAACTTGGACACTTGGAAACAATGGCGGAAAAGCACTTACTGCTATTACAATTACTCCATTTCTTAATGGAACAACTGCTGGAACTGCTCGTACAGCAGCAACAACAAGTTCTACATCATACACATTTACACAAGGTGAATTAACTGCTAACAGTTCTTATACTTTCAAGGTAAAAGCAACTAACGCAAATGGAACTTCTGCTGACTCAACTGCTTCAAATTCTGCAACCATGCCAAATTTTATTGTTATTGACTATCTTGTTGTGGCAGGTGGCGGTGGTGGTGGAGTTCTTGGTGGCGGTGGCGGTGCTGGTGGTTTGCGTTCTACTGTTACTGGAACTGGCGGTAGCGGTTCATTAGAAACTGCACTCAGTCTAAGTCTTTCAACTAACTATACAGTTACCGTTGGCGGTGGCGGTACTGGTGCAGCAAACGAAAATCAAAAAGGCACAAACGGTTCTAACTCTGTTTTTGCAACCATCACATCAACTGGTGGCGGTGGTGGTGCTTCTGACTACAATAATGGATTTACTGGAAATGATGGCGGTTCGGGCGGTGGTGCTGGTAATAATACTGCTAGCGGTGGTGCTGCTTCACCATCAGGACAGGGATTTGCTGGCGGTTCTAACAGTATTGGCGGTGCTACTGGTTCAGGTGGTGGTGGTGCTAGTGCTGTTGGTGGCAATGCACTTTCACTTCCTAGTGATGGACCTGCTGGTGGAAACGGTAGAGCAGTAAGCATTACTGGCTCATCAGTAACCTACGCAGGTGGCGGCGGTGGTGGTGGTCGCAGAGATGGTGGAACTACACGCCAAATTGGTGGTGCAGGTGGAACTGGTGGCGGTGGAAATGGCGGAAGTACCAATCACAGCCCTGGTTTAATCAATGCACAAAACGGTACTACAAATCTTGGTGGTGGCGGTGGCGGTGCTGGTTATGGACCTAGTCTTTATGGTGGTGCTGGTGGAAACGGTGGTTCGGGAGTTGTTGTACTTCGTTGGCTAACATCTGCTGGTTCAATTACTGTTGGTGCAGGACTTACTGCTGATGCTACTGGTACTGACGGTTCTTATTCATACAAAAAATTTACTGCTGGTAGCGGAAATGTGAGTTTCTCATAATGGCAAATTATGCATTTATAAATGAAAACAATGTAGTAGTCAATGTAATAACTGGCGTTGATGAAAACATAATTCAAACCGATTTAGACGGCACAGAAGTTGGCGGTTCAACCGAGGCTTGGGAACAATTTTATGCTTCTCAACCCCAATTTGCTGGTCTAACTTGTAAGCGTACTTCTTATAATACCTATGGTGGGGTTCATAAAGAAGGTGGTACTCCATTTAGAGGAAATTATGCTGGAATTGGATTTAGATACGAACCTGATTTTGATGTATTTATAAGACAGCAACCTTACCCATCTTGGAAATTAAACTACACAACTTATCTATGGCAAGCACCTATTGCTAAACCTGATGATGTTGAAGGTTATGAGTGGGTATGGTCTGAAATAAATAAAGAGTGGGTACAGGTAGCAATACCTTCTGCTTAACAAAACCCCTGAGCATGGGTTTAAACTGCTCACTCAATTAAACATAAGGGGATTATATGATTAAACAAAATGAAACAGTATCTATTGGTTGGTGCGATAATGGCATGACTGATGGAAAATTTACCGAAGGATTAATTGCAGTAATACTTGCTGGTCCAGGATTGGGTATGCCAATATCCTCATCTATTAGAGTTCAAGGCAATCAAATTGCTAGGCAAAGGCAAGCACTGTTAGACCATTGGTATGACGGGTCTAAGACTGACTGGTTACTTTGGGTAGATTCTGATGTAGTAATTAATGCCGACATCTGGAAACTACTGCATGATACAGCAGATAGTAAAACTCACCCTATGGTGAGTGGTATTTATTTTATTTCTAAAACTACAAATGGCAGTTTGCCAGTACCTATGCCCGTTATTTTTGATGACATTGATGAGTATACAGTTAAGTATCATCATCCTTTGCCAGTAAATGAAGTGCTTAAAATTGATATGGCTGGCATGGGATTAGTGCTTATGCATCGTAGTGTAGTAACTAAACTACGTGAAAAGTATGGCACTGAAGTTTCATTCTTTGCCGAAAATGACCAAAAGAACGACAAGTTTGTTGGCGAAGATATTTCATTCTTCCGTAAATGCAAAGCCCTTGACATACCTTTACACGCACATACTGGTGCTATTGCTAAACATATGAAAACAACTACGTGGGACTATGACTATTACTCATTATATTGGTCAATGAAAGATAAACAAGCACAAGGAGAATAAGTGGCTGGTCGTGATATTACCGAAGGTCGCTCCAATAGAGCGATTGCCGTTGATGTTGGTGTTGTATCATCAAACGCCATCTGGCAAAACACTGATGTTTCCTACGATGTAGCATTAAATGGTGTGCCATTTATTTATGCTATCAATGATAATCGTCCATACATTCGTCAAACAGCACCCTTTAAAAAGGAACAGTTTGATAGCCAGCAAGAACCAGGTGAGCAATCACTTACTGGTTGGTGGATTCGTAGCCAGTCTTCCTTTCACAAGGGGACTGGCATTAAATTTTATGACCCAACATCTGGCGAAATTGTACTTAATCGTTTTGCAGACAGCAAAGGTGTAGATGTATTTACCAAAGGACAGGTAACTTTACTTAATGAATCTACAGCAGGACACATAACTACAGCACCAATCCATTCTACTGGTCGTGCATATCAACAGATTCGTTCTATACGTTGGAGTAATACTGATGGTGTATTACTACATGATGGTTACGATGTAGATAAGATTGATACTACTGGTACTGAAACTCATTTTATTGATTACAATTCTGGAACAGATGATAAAGTATATGGAATCTGTGATGATGGAACTACTGCCTATTGGGTAACTAACGTTACTTCTGGTGGTGCTACTAAACTAACTGTATATAAAAAAGCATTGACTGCTGATTCATCTACTGCTGGCACAAAAATGTTTGATGTTACTGGCACTACTGTAAGTAATGCTGTAATGGAATTTGCCAAAGAAAGAATCATTGCTTGCTTTAATAATTCTGTATATGAATTTACAAGTTCAGCATCTTCATTGCCAACAGCATTGTATACACATCCAACATCTGCATATACATTTACTGGCATAACAGCATCTGGACCAGCAATATATATCTCTGGATACAATGGTATTCAATCATCTATATTTAAATTTACTTTATCAACCGCTGGTGCTTTACCTACCTTAACCTCTGCTGTAGTGGCTGCTGAAATGCCAGTGGGAGAGATTATCCATAGCATTAAATACTATGGTGGCTATATGGTTATTGGAACTAGCAAAGGTGTCCGTGTTGCTGATGTATCTGATACAGATGGCTCAATTAAATACGGTCCACTTATTATTGAAACAACTCAACCAGCATATAGTTTTACATTTAGAGATAGATTTGTATGGTGTGCTACATCTGTAGGTGGAGAACCAGGTCTTACTCGCATTGACCTTGGGGCTGAGTTAGAGAACTTACGTTTTGCCTATGCTAATGACTTATATTATCCAGGTGTTACTGGTCATGTAACCACTGGCGTTGCATTCCTTGGTAATACAGATACTTTGGCTTTCTGCACGGCAGCAAAGAATGAATATGCTGTATCTAATAAAGCGCTAACATCTAATGTCGCAACCCTTACTACATCTACAGCACACGGTTTATCTGCTGGTGAGGTTGTATTTGTTGCTGGCGTAGATGCTACATTCAATGGTGAATATACAGTTGTTGATGTGCCAACAAGCACAACATTTACTTATGCAAAAACTGCATCCAATGTATCTTCTACTGCAGTATCTCCTACTGGAACAGTGGCTGCTGCTGGATATACATATGTTGAAGGAACAAATCTTATTTCATCTGGCTATATAACTACAGGTAATATTCGATATGGAACCCTTGAGCCAAAAAACTTTAAGCGTTTAGTTGGTCGTGGCAATTTTGATTATGGTTCATTGACATTAGAAACTGTTACCGCTGCTGGTGTTGAGTACGAAGTACTTGCTTATAGCGCAGATGTAGACCCAATTGAAGTTACTACATCTAGTCCAGAGACAGCACAAGAGTATCTTGCTTATAAGTTTGTATTGGCTAGAGATACAACTGACAATACTAAAGGTCCAACATTTAAGGGTTATCAGGCAAAGGCAACTATTGCTACCCCACGTCAGCGCATGATGCGCTTTCCTGTCTATTGCTTTGACATTGAGACAGATAGATATAATTCTATGTATGGTTATGAAGGCAGAGCCTTTTCAAAAATCCAAACATTAGAAGACCTAGAACAAAACGGTGACGTAGTTACCTGGCAAGACTTAACTACTGGCGAATCTCGGCAGGCAGTTATTGAACAAATTACATTCACACGTATGACTCCGCCTGACAAAAGGTTTGATGGCTTTGGAGGAGTACTCGAGATAACTATTAGGACAGTATAAAATGACACCTACTGATTGGGCTGGATTAGCCGTAGCCGTAACCACCCTTATTGGAGCACTAGCAACAGCAACTAGATGGATGGTTAAACATTATCTTGCAGAACTTAAACCCAACGGTGGCTCAAGTTTAAAAGATAAGGTCAATCAGTTAGACGATAAGGTTGAATTTTTAACAGAATTAGTATTACAAGTATTAAAAAAATAGGAGCATCATGAGTCAGGTAGATGATTTTCTGGCAGTAGCAAAGGCTGAAATTGGGTATGTTGAAGGACCCAAAGATAATGAAACAAAGTATGGTGCTTTTACTAAAGCAAACTTTCAGCCATGGTGCGGAAGTTTTTGCATGTGGGTAGCAGCACAGGTAAATCTAAAGATTCCTAATGTGGTATCTACTACCCTTGGCGCAGAGAAGTTTAAAGGAACTGGTGCTTGGTCTAATGCAGCAACTGCTAAGCCTAAGCCTGGTGACTTAGCCTTCTTTGATTTTGCAGTGGGTGGTAATCCAGTAGACCATGTTGGAATTGTTGTTAAAGATAATGGTGACGGAACAGTTACTACTATTGAAGGCAACACATCTGGTGACAAAAAGAAATCTGCCAGTGAAAGAAATGGTGGAGAAGTTGCACAGAAGATTCGTGCATACCGCTTAGATAATAAAAGAAAACTAAAGCCCTTTATTGCTGGCTTTGGTACACCGAAATGGAGTAAGTAATGAAGAAAGAAAAAGTATTAGCAGTTGCTAGCACATACCTACGTGCTGCTTTTGCATCTGTATTGACAGTTTATTTGGCAGGCAACACTGATGCTAAGGCATTGGTCGCTGCATTTGTAGCCTCTATTGCCGCACCAATCCTTAAATGGCTTGACCCTAAGGCAACTGAGTTTGGCAAAGGCTCTAATTAACCCCATTTAAACGGGCTACAAGCCCCATAGAACATAGAAAACCCCCGTCCTGGTCTTCCCCTAACCAGAGCGGGGGCTTTTCTGCTTTATAGGAGGCTACCTATAAACCTTTTAACCCTTCAAGTATATCATCAATCCGTATCAAGTAGCCCTTACTTGGGTTAGGTTGGATGTTACAAGTAATAGCCCTACCTCGTAGTGCAACTACCTTTTTTAGGGTTTCAGTAGGTACCAATATAGCACCACTTTCTATAACAAATGCCCAGTATTCAGCCTTTGTTGCTGACAATCCAGATGCATACCACTCGTCATTATTATGTGACCAGCATACAGTTTCTATATATAGATTGCCAGTATCTTTCCATTTTAAATCTGTCTTTACTTCTATTGTTTTACCGCCAGTAAGTAAGTCACTTACTAGTTGCTCACCTTCGTGACCAACTGCAAGGTCTAAATCAAAATCAGATAACTTACTCATTAACCTATCTCATAAACTGATAGGGGAACTACTGCTTTAGGTTTTATATTATGCAACTTTCTATATCCCTCTCTCTGGTTTTCAGTAGTTGCTGCCCAATAACCACTGACAGCATATTTGATTGAGTAATCAAAGCATTGCTGTATTACTGGACAATTATTACATATTCTTTTTAACATTGGCAAGTTGTCATAACTACCTTCTGTAAAGAAAAACTCTGTATCAATACCTTCACACGCTGGTCTTCCTTCCCACTTCGGATAGTCGTTCATTTAACCCCCAGTCGAATAGAAACCTGAACCTTTAAACTTTACCGCTGGTGCAGACCATATACGAACCATAACTGCAGCGCAAGTGGGACAAGCGGGTGGGATGTTTTCATTTATCTCAACTATTGTTGTGCATGCAGGACATTTGAAATCATAATTAGGCATAGTTAATCACAATCTGGTTCAACATCATTGGGATATGGAAGAGTAACCATTGAACCACAGTTAGCACACTCTCCATCTAAAAAGTAAAAGTTTATTTCTTTGTATTCATCAAAGGCTATAAGGGCTATAAAGACTTCACAACCACAGACACAGGTAGTGCCAAGTGTTTGACCACGCAGGTCCATTGCCTTTGAGTAATCAGTAGGGTGTAGCAATTCCCTAATGTGTTTACTCTCCTGATTCATCTTCGTCTTTCTTTTTAGGTAAGACATCTTCATCTGATTCAGGACGCCATCCGCCTAGATTTCTAATTAAAGATGTAATTGCACGTTGAACTTTCATTCGTGCACCATCTGCTGTTGTATCTAATTCCTTTGCTACCTCACTCCACTCGCCTAATTCCGTTGTAAATCTGGCTTGTAAAATTTTTTGCTTTGCCTCTGATAGTTTGTAATAGGCTGCTGCAATATCTGACCTTAAGACTAACCAGTTGTTTCCATCTGATACCTCTGACCTACTTACTGTTTGAGCAAGGTCTTTAATCTTGGTAGGGATTTCATATGATTCAGAAATAATTGATGGCAAGAATGCTTCTATGACAGCACTGTTGTAGTAATAGATATCAATATATTCGTAGCCACTGGTTTTGGCTTTTTCTTTTTCGCAATACTTTAATGCAGCATTACGCAAAGATTTTGCAATTAATTTTTCTTTATCCTTTGGTTCAAGGGTAGACCATTCTTTAAATTTAACTGGGTGTGTAACAAACCATAGCCACAATGTCTGCGCTATATCTACCCGTTCAACCATTGGATATTTTCTGTTGTACTCATTTGCTAGAGCAGCAACAAGCGACTCGTATTCTTCCGTATATGAGTCGTTCATTTAAAAAAAATACCTAGCCCTTGCCTGATTCAATACCAGCCCATTGCCCTCTTTGTACCATAAGTCCGATTATGGCATAGTTTGCTAGGTCAATCAGTGTATCTTCTATTGTTTCATAGTTTGGCGTGTCGCCACTATCAACCAAGTGATTAAGTCTGGCTAACTTGTCATGCATCCTGACTCTTAGCCCATTTAATGCACCCCCTGGAGCATGGGCTATGTTTAATGGACCGTAATCCTGATGCTTTTTATAAAGAATATCTAATAGTTCATCTGTTATATCTGCTGCGTGTCTACTGTCCTTCATCTAGCACCATCCTTAGGTTGTCATCTATATCTATCATTGCTTCTTGTACTAGTACTTCTTCTACTATCTGATTGCCTTTGCCTTCTGCTGCTGCCAGCATAACTTCAGCCAAGACTTTAAGCCCTGAGTTCTTTGCCTCAACTGTTTTCAATACCCAGATATCTCGTAATGCATTTAAGATATCTAATCCTTTATTATCTGATAAAGGAATACCAATTAATCTAGGGTTGTTTTTTATATACTCCCAGATATCTTCTTTAAGTAATGACTCTTCTGATTCGCTCATCAATAAATCCAATCCCTTCTTGTAGAACAATCGAGTTCACATCATGCCCTTCTGGCATCTGAACTATATTTGCATTTCCTAATTCACGGCTAATCTTTTTACCAAACTCTAATCCTGCAGCATCACCATCAGCAAGAATAATTACTGTTTCAAAATCATCTAGTATTTTAGAATAGTATGGCTTCCAATTATTGGCTCCAGGTATTCCTACTGATGGATGATTTGTTTTAGCAACTACAGTTATACAATCTATCTCACCTTCGGTGACACATATGTATCCGTCTGCTGTTAATACTGCTTGTGAGTTAAACATTGTTGTCTTAGCCCCTGGCATTCCCATATATTTAGGGTCGCCACCAACCATAGTTCTAAATCTAATATCAACTACGCCTGATGGTGTTACATATGGAATTGCCAATCTACCCGTGTAGCCTTCGTGACCTGGAAGTGGATGTTCCACCACCCCTAGATGAAATCGCTGAACTTCTTCTACCGATAACCCTCGGCTCGCTAGGTAATCTTTCGCCAGATGAATACTTGCTTTGTATGTCTCTGTTGCCTGTAAGAGAAATGCTCTCTGCGAATTTGATAGCCTCAATGTAAGTGCCTCCTTCCCGTTCCATAATTAAATCATAAACATCACCACTGACACCGCATCCATGACATTTAAATCTTTGTTCGTCAAAGTTTATACCAGCAGATGCATGTGAATCTTGGTGAAAGGGACATTTTATTTTGCGCCAGCCGTGCCCCTGTTGCGGCAAGGCGGCGCCTAAGTACGCTAAGTACTCAGCAATACTATGCTTTTGATTGTCCATTCATAGCCCTATGAATAAGGTCCAACCATATATAGGCTGGCATACTGCAATACCATTCGTTAACATCGGTCTTTCCTTTCCGTTTGTGTAGAACTGTTCCTGTCCAAGCACTATCATTTTTTATTTCTACTTCTAATTCTTTTATCCACGCACTAAGGTCCATACGGATATGGTTTTTTACTTCAATAGTTACTCCATTGACACCGCTTACATCACCTTTATCTAATTGTGCTCCTGCGATTCTGCGGTCTGCATATGGAAAACCGTTTACTTTTAGCCATTTAACTACATCTGCTTCTGCTTTGGAACCTTTTGCTTTGCGTGGATTGCTCACATCATTCCCTCCTGTTGGTATCTAACGATAACATCTTCTAGATACATAGACTCAGGATTAAATGCAAGACTTACATAGTTGTTTCCCGTTTGGTCTGCTCTGCCATATCTATTCTTGACTGGTGCTACGCATAGGTAAGTATCATCACCTTGTTTCATTTGCCCAATAGTTAGCACCATTGCTGGAATCTGATTGACTAAACCCTGGATTGCTGACCGTGGCTGACAAGGATAACCCTCAAAGCCTTCTTTAGTATGGTGCAGTACCAGTAGTGCAGCGTTGGTATCACGAGCAAGATACTTCAGTTCTTTCATTGCTGCTCGCATACCGTGAAACTCTTCATGCCCATCCATTGCTATATCCATTAGGTTATCTACAACAATTAGAGTAGGGCTTCTGCCCCATACAGTTTCAAAGGCTGATACTTCATCATCTAAATCTTTAAGTGTTGGCGTTGATTCAAAAGACCAAAACAAATGATTGTTAGATAACAAAAGTTCGTGTGCTTTTTCTGCATCTTTCTTTAATAGTTGTTCTGCATTTTGCTGTGACATATTACCTGCCATAGCAACTAATCGCATAGCCATTGTATGTGCGTTTGTATCTGCGCTGAAATAAAGAGTTGGTAGTTTTGTTCGGGCTGCTATAGCAAGGGCAATAGATGACTTGCCTGCACCTGGAGTGCCAGCAATAACTGTTACCTCTGCTCTACGCAGAATAATTCCAGCCCGTTCAAATGCCGCAAAAGCGGGTGGCAATGGTTCGCCACCCACTTCTGCTTTGTTAATTGAGCGTCTAAGTGTTTTCACTTTACCGAATCTGGTACGAATGTATTCCAGTCTGGACTGGTAACAAGTACGTATTGGTTTTTACACTTATCAAATGCACCCTTTGGTGCTGGACAGAAGTAACCTTTGTATGGTTTCCCATCTTTACCCATTCCCTGAATGGCAGTCATTCGTCCATGTGGACAGTTACGCCCACCAATAGATTGTGTTACTGGACTTTCGTTAATGATACTACCGCCTAAACTAGCAGCGATATCTTGTGTTGACATTACAGGGCTTGCGCCTTTGATTGCAGTCTCAACTTCTTTAACTGCGTCAGCAATAATATGAATGCCATTTGCAATCATATCTGCAAACTGTTCTGCAGTTTCTCCTCGCAGTGTGATACCTGTACCACCTGCTGATTTTAGATTGATGCTTATAGGTGCTTCCGTGCTAGGCACATATTCTCCTTACTCTAGTGGAGTAGCAAGACCCTTTTGGTCTCGCCACTTTCTTACTCGCAGTGCAAACTGTACACCTTTCCAACCTTCTTTGATATCTACAAATAC